AAAATTGGTCTTCCATAAACAATTACATTTACAAGTGTTGGTGTTTGTGTTTGTGTTTGTGTTTGTGTTTGTGTTTGTGTTTGTGTTTGTGTTTGTGTTTGTGTTGGTGTTTGTGTTTGTGTTGGTGTTGGTACAGACAGTTTTTTATTTTTTTGATGCTTTCGATTATCTTGTTTGTAGATAACATTAGTCGAATTGATAACTTGATTAATCTCATAAAATGTACATGGGTTTATTTCTTGTGTGTCTTCTAGACATATTAGCTTATTGCGAATATTTTTCTCTACATATCCATTTTTAGATGTAAAGTAAACGTAAAACACACCACATTCTTTTTCAGCCCATGCCAATAGCGTCTTGTCATTGAACTTATGAGTTAGAGCCGCACGCACATTGTTAATATCAGAGATATCATCAATACGGAACATACAGTATCGTAAACCTTTTGGCATTTTTTTATACAAAATACTATAAATAATTATACAGGCTGTAAATATTAAATTTTTCAATTTTTATTAATTATTTTTTAAATAAAAATTAATTTAGTTTTTTACTATCTAACTTTTGTCACAATCTATATCACTATCACTATTATCAATACATGTGTAAGACATGCACCTATATTAAATTTTATAGAATATGAAAACTTAAATGAAAGATTATTAAAATAATTTTTTATTTGTTTTTTTACTAATCGTCATCTGATTCGTTATCAGACTTGTCATCAGACTTGTCATCTGATTCGTCATCAGACTCGTCCTTTTCAATTTCAAAGAAGTTTGGGTATCCAAGCGTGACCCTATTGTATACCTTTTGCACAAAGGGAATAACTTCCGAATTATCCATTCGAATAGGGTCATCGTATTGTTCTAGCATTGGAATACGTGGATACTTTCCTCCAATATTAACCCAAACTTCCATTCCATCAATATCTATATCAGACGGCGAAGCAACTGATACTTCAATTGGTTGCATTTCGCCCTTATAAAAAATAGAACCCATACGAACCTTCATGCAATGCAAGTTAGAATCCTGATGAATATTCATTGAAGAAAAGCGCTTATCGTTAAAATACTTAATAAACCACTTGATCTTTGCTGCCCTAGACGGACATTGTGTGTAGAAGTAGAAATACTTACTTTCCGTGTTGGGTAGCGAAAATTGAGGAACTTCTGGATATGACTCTAGTTCTTCCAAGTAGCATAGTTTTTCATTCGTAAGCTTTGGCATAGAAACGGTAATAGTAAGGTCTGACATCTTTTTTTCTTGTTGATGATATATAACAGTTTATTAATATTGAGCCTATTAAATACTTAATTTTTCAATTTTTTTTAATTATTTAAAATTTTAAAAGATTTTCTATGAAACTCTGATAAACCATATTTTTTTATACCTTCGATGTGTTTAACTGTTCCATATCCCATATTATTTAATAAATTATATTTATCTATTAAATCTGGATATGTACAACATAACTTTTTAATATAATCATCATGATATTCTTTTGCTATAATAGATGCGGCAGCAATAGAATAATAATTAGCATCACCTTTTACAATAGATTTAGTATTATAAGATATAAATTTTTTTTCCCAACCTACACCATCAATTATTAAATAATTTGGTTTAAAAGTAAGTTGTTCTACAGCTCTTGACATTGCTAATTTAGTAGCTTCTAAAATATTAATAGAATCAATTTCATGTGGTTCAGCATAACCAACCGCCCATTCATCAACATTTTGTTGAATCCATTCTAAAACTTCTTTTCTTTTTTTACTTGATAATTTTTTAGAATCCATAACGGATTCATTAATTGGAGTATCTCCCCAATTAACTGCCGCAGCATAAACTCTACCAAATAATGGACCTCTACCCGCTTCATCTAATCCAACTTCAATTTCATAATTATTTAATTTATTATAATTAATTTTCATTATAAAATAAAATAAACATTTTTTAATTAGTTTTTCATAATTGGTATATATTCCCACCTTTGAAAACATACAGGACAATGATTATTTATATTAACCCATGGGTTTATACATTCAAAATGAAATGAATGATTACATTTACCAGTAACAACAAATGAATCAATACATTTATCTTGACTATATAAACTTGATTCATTTAAATTATAACGACAAATAGTACATTCTGTATTTGTTGGAACATTATGACACCAAGAAGTAGATAAATTTACTTTTTTAACTTTAAAAGGATATGTCATTTATTTAATATTTTATTAATATTTAATATATTAAATAATCAATTTTTAATTTCATCTATAATAGAATCATATGCCATTACAAAATTAGTCCAATCATATCCAATAATTCTTTTTTTTTCTATAATTTGTGGTCCTTTTAATGAAACAAAAATTTGAACAGGAATAGCACTAATTTTATACATTTCACATAAACTTTCATTTTCTTTAGAATCAATATCTAAATGTCCAACTACTAAATCTGGCATTAATTCGATAGCTTCGTCTGTTTTTAGTTTTTCTTTAAGTTTTTTACAAGGTTCACACCATTCGGCACCAAAATATAATACAACAACTTTTTTATTATTTTCCCAAATAAGTTCTTCTAATTGTTCTATACTATTAATATCAATTATCATTAATATTAATAATATTAATTGTTTAAATAATATTTAATCATTTTTTTTAAAGGTTTTTATTCAGATAAAAAATCAGAATCAGAATTATCAGATATTGTATTTGAAGATACTAATGTACTTGAAGATACTAAATCAGAATCTGACTTATTTTGAATAAATTGTTTACTAGTTTTCATTTGTTTAGATTCTACGTTAACTTTTCTTCCGCGACCACCATTTTGAATAAATAAAGAAGAAATAGAATCTGATTCTAATTGAGTGTTTTCAGTTTTTTCTGTAATAGTAGTATTTAATTGATTGCCTCCAATTAAATTATTATCTTTAGGATTTAAAAAAATCGAAGATTGTTCGGAAAAATTATTTACTTGCATTTTATCAAATTTAGATTTTAAATCTAAATATTTATTTTTATATTTAAAATATTTTTCTTGGTAGGACATAGTATATATTAATATTTAGATATAAATTATTAAAAATAATATTATAATTTTCTATATTATAGTAAATGGAAATTGATAAAAAATGCGCACCAAATAAAACATATACTGGTCGTTCTTGTTTAACGTTACAATCATTAAAATTAATAATAGAATCATATAATAAAAAAAGTAAAGAATGTGATAAAATAAAAATATCAGATAATAAAGAAGAAATGGTTAAAGAATTAGAAAAAAAATTATCTAATAAATGTGATAATCAAACATGTTGGTTACGTTTAGATATTATTCAACAACTTGAAGATGAAGCAATAAAAGAAGATATTATAAAAAATACTTTTAGACCAGAAGGACCAAAAAAAAAATATGAATGGTTATCAACATCAGATATTAATGATGTAGTTACTCAATATCAAGAAAAACATAAAGATTTTTTATTTTTAGGAGCTTTACCTGCAGATTTTGATGAGTTAGAAGTTTTAGGTATTAGTAGTTTAGATTTTTCAGAACTTGAAGAAGAAAAAAAACATAAAATAGGAATAGTTATTAATTTAGATGTACATACACAAGGAGGTTCGCATTGGGTTGCATTATATACAGATTTAAAAAAAGGTCAAATTTATTATTTTGACTCTTTTGCTAAAAAACCTTATATAAGAACAAAAAAATTTATAAATAGAATAGTAAAATATATTTATAAAAAAAAATATAATAAAGAGTTTAACATTACTGCTTTTATAAAAAAAATTACAAGTAATGGAGAAACTAAATATTTAAATAAATTAAAAGATTTTGATATTAGATATAACACGGTACAACATCAATTTAATAATTCCGAATGTGGTGTTTATTCTATTAATTTTATAGTAAGACTTGTAGGTGGTGAAAGTTTTGACGAAATAACCCAAAATATTACAAAAGATGATGACATGAATAAATGTAGAACAAAATATTTTAGAAATGTTGATATTAAATAAATTATACTATTTTAAATATTTATTTCTTCAACAGGATTATTAATTTCTAGTTGAATATTTAAATTATATTTTAATCCGTAAAAGTTAAAAGGTCTACCATTTGAATCTCTAAAACTTAATTCTAACTTATCTAATTTAATTAATTCTTCAAATTTAAATTGATAATTACCTTGATTAATTGTATATAATACTGCAAAAGGTGTTGAATCATCTAAATTATTTATAAATAAAAATATTTTTTCTTCAATTCGTAAATCCCACAATTTATCAGCGATAAATTTTGAGTTTTCTTTACAAATTGATGTAAAACCTAAAACTTCTTTACTTAATGGTGTTGGTATAATTTCAAATGATTCATCTGAACTAATTTCAACAAATTGTTCTACATTTAATTCAAATTTATATTTTTCTGATATTTTGTTTAATTTTTCTAGTAATGATTCAATTGAATATTTACCAGAATTTAATTTTAATTCTATTATTTCATTATTCATATTTTTTATTTGAAAAATATTATTTTTTCCAGATTCTATATTATATCTAGCTTGTGGTATTGAATAAGACATTAGTTTTATTCCTATTATATTTTCTATAGATCTAAATTCAAATGAAAAATTACTTAGTGGTTCATCTGGTGAAATATCTAATTGAATATTTGATGTTCCATATAAATATTGATATTTTACCATTAATAATTTCATTTCTTCTATTTTTTTTGTTACTAATGTTTCTTTATTATTTAATTTTTCAAATTCTAATATAATATCTTGTTTAACCAAGTCCATTTTATTATTATTAAAATGATTTAATTCATTTTTTAATATTTCATTTTCTTTTTTAATTTTTTCAACTTCATAAGCTTCAACCATTCCTAATTTTTTTAATGTATTTTGAATTTTACTAATATCTAAATTTTTATTTAATATTGTTTTAGATGATTGCTGATAAACTTCTTGTTTTTGAATATTTTGTTCTTTTACTTGTTTTTTTATTTGTTCTTTTCTCATGTGTTCTTTTAATTGTTCTATTCTCATTGATTCTGTTAATTGTTCTTTAATCATTTGTTCTCTCAATTGTTCTTTTTTCATGTGTTCTCTTAATTGTTCTCTTCTCATTTGTTCTATTAATTGTTCTTTTGATTGTTCTGATATTTCCTGACGTTTTTTCATTTCACTCAAATATTTTTCTTCACGAATTTGTTCAACCGTTTTTGGTTCATAATCAGGTATTTCATTTATTTCTGTGTTATTAAATGTTTCTGATGTAAAATCTATTTTACCTTTATTAGGTGGAATATTAACATTAGTTCTTTCGTGTTCTAAACTTTTTAATCTTTCTTGAAATGAACGATTATCTTCTTCTATTTCTCTAATATCTATTGGTTTATCAATATTATTAATATTATATAAATCTACATTATCGCTATTATTAGATAAAAATCCTATATCTAATTCGTCTTGAGAAAAATTTTGAGTAAAATCTGGTTTTCCACCTTTTTTTTTTAAATCGGGAATTTGAATAGAAATATTATCATTTTTTTCAGGTTGAGTTTTTGTTGGTTTTAAAAAATCAGGTGTTCTTGGTCTAGCATTTAATCGTGTTTCACCATCTCTTTCTGAAGTTAATTCTTCTATTCTTTTATTTATATCATTAGAACCTTTACCATATTGATATTCATTAAATTTATAATTTTCATTAACTTGGTCTACAATTGGTTTAAATAATTTATCAAATTTATCATTATTACTTTTATTTTGATTATTATTTGGTGGATATAAAAATTGATTTATATTTTGAGAAGGTATTGGTCTTTCTGAAATTTTATTACCATTATTTGGATTCGAATTAAAATCTCTTTCAAATTTTAATTGTGATGCATTTACTTCATTAATTCCAAAAATATCAGTTAAACTTAATTCTTTTTGTGTTTCATTATAAGATGTTTTATTAAATTGTTGATAAATAGAATCAAAATTTTTTTTATTAATTTTTTTTAAATCTAATGATTTATAAATTATTTTCATATTTTTTATTAATAAATCAATTATTTTTTTTTTATCCTCTTTGGGTATTTCGGTTAATTTATTTTTTTCAAGTATTTTTTTGTTTAATGATGAAATATTTTCTTTTGAAAAAAATGTATCCGTTATAGTTTTAACCTGTCCATTTAATTCTATAGTTGCCATATTAATATAAATATTATTTTTTTTTTAAATAAACTTACTTTAATTAAACGTTTATTATTCTAAAGATTTATTTGAAAAAGTTGAATAAACAGAACTATCATCATTATCATTATCATTATCACTATTATTATCAATATTTAAAATTAATTTACCATCATTATTATTAATTAAAGACCAAGGAGGATAATATATATCAACTTTAGTATATTGATCTTCTTTTAATACTCCATAATTAATTAGTGCCATTTTTGCAGCTGCTTGCTCGCCTTCTTTTTTAGAAGTTCCTAATCCAAAACCAATACATTTATCTTTAAAATGATCATTTGGAAAATATTCTGGTTTTTCAACACCCATAATATATGTTCTTTTATGCGGAGGGCCTTCACAATAAATAGTACAATATGATGGAAATTTCCATTTTTTAACGTGATAATATCTAAGCAATCTATCTTTATAATTATTATCTTTATAAAGTTTTTCTGAATAATTAATCATTGTTTCAAGTAAGTTAACCATAAGGTGAAAACATGGTTCAAAACCATTACTATTAAATAACGCACCCATAAATGCTTCAAATACATCTTCGTGTATCTTATCTAAATTACGCCCATTCATTGTTTCTATTTGTTTAGAAATTATAAAAAATTTTTCTAATCCTAATTCTTTAGACATTTCTGCAAGATTTGTTTTATCTTCAATTTTAGTTTGAAGACGTGTCATAAATCCTTCGTCTTGATTAGGATATCTTTTAAAAAGATAAAAAGAAACAATAATTTTTATTACACGATCTCCAAAATATTCTAATCTTTCATAACTTCTTCCTTGTAATTCTAAAAGATTTGTTGGATTTCCCATTTCTTTTTTTGTTGCTTCTAAAACATGTTCTGGAAAAATTTCTTTTTTACAATATGATTTGTGAGTAAAAGCTTCATAAAAAAAATTAATATGATTTATTTTTTTTACGCTTACATTAAAATTTGACAAAATTTGAATAATATCTTTTTCAGTTGGTAAGATATTATTTAAATTATAAGGAATTTGAAATATTTCTTCTTCACCATTATTATTTATAATTTTTAATCCATCCGTTAAATAATTTGTCATTAATATAATAACACTTTATTCTATAAATAGATTTTTTTCAATTTTTATTATTATTTAAACAAATAATTTAATTTATTATAATGGATAATAAAATTAAAGAGGAATGTACTATAGCTGTTTGTGGACCAGTTGATGCAGGTAAAAGTTCATTAATTGGTGTATTAACATATGGTGAGTTAGATGATGGTCGTGGTTATACTAGAAATAAAGTGTTAATACATCCCCATGAAAGAGAAACAGGAAGAACAAGTCATATTACATATAATCCACTAGTATATTATAAAAAAGACGATAATACTGTTTCTTTATATGCACCCAAAGATGATAAAATTTTAAAAGATATTAAAATACGTTCTAAAACTATTTGGGATACAAAAGTTACTTCTTTTTTAGATTTAGCCGGACATGCAAAATATCTTAAAACAACTATATTTGGTGTAACAGGTATGTTCCCTGATTATGGTATTGTTGTAATTGGTGCAAATACTGAAATTACTAAACTAACTAGAGAACATTTAGGAATTTTATTATATTTAAATATTCCTTTTATTATTACTATTACAAAAATTGATTTAACACCAAAAGATATTTATCAAAATTTATGTAATCAATTAAAAAAATTACTTGGTAAAACTAATTTTGGTAAAATTTTATATTTTATTAATAATGATAAAGAAACAGACGATTATGTAAATAATATGTTAGGTAATCCTGATATAATTCCAATTGTTTCAATTTCTAATAAAGTAGGAACTAATATTGATAATTTACATCAAATTCTTTATCTATTACCACATCGTGAAAAATGGTCAAATATTAATGGTTCTATTTATTATGTAGATGGTAAATTTGTAGTTCCTGGTATTGGTTTAGTTGTATCTGGTACAAATAAGGGAAATTCAATTAATATAAAACAAAAAATGTATTTGGGTCCATTTGAAAATAACACATTCAAAGAAGTTGTAATTCGAAGTATTCATAATAGTTTAAGAGAAAATATTAATACAGCTTTAGCTAATCTTCAAACTACTTTAGCTATTAAAGGAACTAAAGAGCAAATTAATAGAAATCAAATTAGAAAAGGAATGGTTTTAATAGATAATATTGATAAATTTAAAACACATGTTGTTAAGAAATTTAAAGCAAAAATTAATATATTACATCATTCTACAACTATTAAATCTGGTTATTCACCTGTAATTCATTGTGGTCCTATTAGACAATCTGCAAAAATTAATTTAAATAATCAAATTCTAAGAAATGGTGATACTAGTTACGTTGAATTTGAATTTACTTATTATCCAGAATTTATAGAAAAAAATATGGTTTTCTTTTTTCGTGATGGTTCAACAAAAGGAGTAGGTAATGTAATAGATTATTAATTTTTAATAATTAAATATTTAAAAATATTTAAAAAATATTTAAATATATTACTATGTAATATGAACCCGGGTTATGATAATACTCAACTTTCTATTGTACAACCTCCTCTTATAGAAACTCCTAAAAAAGTTTCTTTTTTTAAAAGAATACCATTTTTATATTTTATTTATTTAAGTCTTTTATTATTAGTTATAAGTATTTATTTTTTTGTGAAAAATGTACGTTTATATAATGAAAGAGATACTAAAGAAAACCAAATTAAAAATAAAAAAAATATACGTAATTCAAGATTTTATATTTTTGTAAGTGTTCTTTTATTAATTGTTTCTAATTATTTTAATTTATATTCCTCCTATTAAATTATACACGACACCTCTATTTGTTTTTTAATTAATTTTGATTAATAAACAGAAAAGATAAAATTTTAAGAAGTATTTTAGGAAATACTGGTTGGCCATTTGCAGTAATATAGTTAGGAATATTTATTTATGCTAACAACTACTGGTAAAATATCATATACTAAATATAACATTATTATACTACAATATCTTCTTAAACCTATAGATTTAAGAAGTTTTATATTTTTTTATATTTTTAAAATATCTAATACTATATATTATGAGTCTTCATTCTATTGAATCATTATTTACAGCATCTATAATAGTAGATACTATTATAGGGTATCTACTATTATTTAATAAAAATGGTGGAAAAAGTATTAGACAATGGTATAAAGAATTAACTATTGGAGCATATGTTATGGATATAACATCAATAATTATTGGAACCTATTTAGCTACATTATTAAGTACTGATTTTTATATGCAATTATTTTATGTTGTTATTATAGGTTTAATCCACGATATTTCTTTTTTTACATTTTTAATGAATGTTAATACTAAAAGTAGTAAAGTACTTGAAATTTTTAAAAATTATGGTAACGAAAATGGAAAAATAATATTAGTAATAGATGCACTAATGTTGATTTCAACTTTGTTCGTATCAAATTATTTATTAAATAATTTTTTAAACGCTAATATAATATTTTTAGGGGTTTTATCTTCATATATTGGTCTTTTAATGATATATTCTTTTTAAATTTATATTAAAATAATTATATCAAGTAGTGCAATTATTTTAATATATATAATAATAAAACATATAAAAAGTACTAATTAATATTTATTTATTAAAGTAAAATAAACTTGAATTTCTTATTGCATTTTACAACATCTTCTTAAATCAATAAATTTAAAAAGTGTTGATATTTTTTCTTTTGATAAAAATTTAATTTAAAAAATATCAATGATCATAGGTTTATCAGGATCAGTTTTAATATAGCAACAAAAAGGCTCTGGTTTAGTCTTATTTGCATTTGGTATTAGTTTGACTCTTACTGGACTTTACATTTTAGTTTTTAAACAAAAAAAAGAATTAAAATTATAATAAAAATAATATAATTTTATGTTTGATTTATCAAAAAAGCATATGGAATCTGTTTTTAAATATTTATTTATTATCAACTACTGGTAAAATATCATATACTAAATCTTTATATGTCATCATTCTCATTCTACAACAATATCTTCTTAAACCTATAGATTTAAGAAGTTTTGATATTTCTTTTTCTGATTCTTTTTTAGAATATTTTGGATTAGAACAGATTTCTGCTTTCTTTTTTTCATATTCTTCTGTTTTTTGACCCAAAAAAAATCCACAAGTTGGACAAGTTGTATATAGCATTAAATACTAATATATTTTATTTTTAAATTAATTTATCAATTTTTATTTAAACAATTAAATATTTTTTCTAATGGTTTTTAATGTCGCAACTAAAAATGTTAGAAAGAGACCAAAAATTTAATGTAGATGAATTTAATAAAAAATTTGAAGAATCAGATTTAATTAATAAAGATATACCACAACAAAACATTATTAATAAAGAAATAAAACAAGAAATAAAACAAGAAATAAAACAAGAACTAGAACAAAATGTAATTATGATCAAAAATTTATTTTTTGAAATTCTTGAATTATTAGTTGATTTTAAAAATCCTATTCCATATATATTAGAAAATCAACAAAGAGAATTTAATTTTGCTATTATGATTTTATTAATAGGTTTATTATTATTATTTTTTTCTAATTTATTAATTTAGATGTTATATTTAGGTTTTCCTACTTCTTTTCTACAAACAGGGCATTTATAATTATAATGATTTAACCAAGGTTGTATGCATTCATCATGAAATGTATGGGCGCATGGTAAATCACATACTTGTTCATCTACATTTATTTCACTCATACAAATAGTACATTTTTCTTCTTTTTTTTCTATTGATTTATAAACTTTTAATTTATCTTTTTCTGAATCATCAAGAGTTGATACAACATCTTCCATTATTGTTTCAGATAATAAAGAATTAAATATTCCTTGTGTTGAAAATAAAGGATTTGTATTTATAATATTTCTTAAATTTGGTTGAAATATAGTATTAGGATTAAATGTATATTGTATTGTTCTTATTGTATTTGAAGAATTTAAAGAATTTGACGAATAAAAAGTAAATTGTATATTTCCATTCATTGGATTATTATTTAAAAAATTAATTATATTACCTGATGTATCTTCGTAATTATCTTCTTCAATAGTTTCCAATTCAATAATTTCTTGAGTATTGGTTTCTTGAGTATTGGTTTCTTGAGTATTGGTTTCTTGAGTATTGGTTTCTTGAGTATTGGTTTCTTGAGTATTGGTTTCTTGAGTATTGGTTTCTTGATTATTAGTTTCTTGATTATTGGTTTCTTGAATATTCGGTTCTTGATTATTGGTTTCTTGATTATTGGTTTCTTGATTATTGGGTTCTTGATTATTAGTTTCTTGAGTATGATAAATAATATAATTATTTAATATATTAATAAAATGACTAGATATTTGTTCTTCATGTGTAGGATATAATACGTCATTTATTTGTTCAATTGTCATATTAATGCCTATATATTCATAAAATTGTTTTAAAATATTTGGAATATATTCAATTTCTATTCCTCTTTTAATTAATTCATATTTAAGTTCATACATAATATCATTTTCATTTTCAAATTCATCTTGAAATGAAATTCTTAAGGCAAATAATTCATCAAAATCTGTATTATGGCTCATTATTAATAAAGAGATATATTTCTATTAAACATTTAATTAAATATATTTAAAAAAAGAGTTTCTTTATATAATAAATGGATGATATACCTTTTAATATACAAAATATTCAAAATTTACTAGAAATTAATTATTTATCTAATTTAATTAAATCTTGTGAAAAAAATGGATTAAATAAAAAATATTTATTAGAAGAAAAATTATTAAAATTATCAGAAAATTCTGAAATTAAAAATACTATTCCAAATAATACAGAATCACCTACAACATCAACACAATATACTGATGATTATTTATATTTAAAACCTTGGGTAAAATTAAATACTATTCATAAAATTATAAAAATAAAAGAATATATTAATATGTTATTAATTAATGATGAAAATGAAAAAAATGAATTAAAAGAAAAATTAATAAATATGATAAAAACTAAAATTATTACAAAAAAAGATAGTATTTTATATGATTCAACTAAAGGTAAAATAATTAGTATACCAAATTTACAATTTATAAATGGAAAGTATGTTATTTAATAAAAATTGATTAAAAGAAACTATATAATAATTAATATTAATATTATTATTAAATGTCAATAGATAAAATATTTGACGATATTAAAAAATATTTAGAAATACAACAAAATAAATCTTGTTCTGAAACAGAATATTATAGTCTTTTAAATGATTGTTATAGAAGATATAAAGAAATTTATCCCGAATTAACATTATCATTAATGATTGAAATTTTTACAATATTAACTAAAAATAAAAAAAAATTTATTAAAATATTAGATACCGATATTTGCTATTTTCCAAATCATCTTGAATTATATTCTCCAGTTAAAATTCCCAATGAATTTCAAAAATTAGAAAATCATTTTCAAAAATTAAAAGCACTTCCACAACCAGAACAAAGATCTAAAGAATGGTTTGAATATCGTCATGATCGTATTACTGCTTCAGATACTGCTGCTGCAATTGATGAAAATCCATATGAACCAGTAGAATCTTTTATTCTTAAAAAATGTGATCCAGACTATCAATTTTTAGATAATGCAAATGTATATCATGGGAAAAAATTTGAATTAATTGCAACAAAAATTTATGAACATATTAATAACGTTCAAGTAGTTGAATTTGGTGCATTACCTTCAGAAACACATTTATTTTTAGGAGCATCACCAGATGGAATTTGTTCTGCAAAAACTCTTGATAATAAATTTTCAGATAAATTAGGTACAATGTTAGAAATTAAATGTGTTGCACCAAATGGAAGAACAATAGAAACATCAGGAATAATTCCAGGACATATTTGTCCGTATTATTATTATTTACAAGTTCAACAACAATTAGAATGTTGTGAATTACAAACATGTGACTTTTGGCAATGTAAATTAATTGAATATAAAACACGCGAAGACTATTTAATAGATAATTGTCAAAATACAAAACATAAAATCGGTATAAATGGACAAAGTATAAACATAGATGATAAAATTAAAAAAGGAGTTTTACTTCAATTCTTTCCAAAAATATGGAAACCTGAGTTTGTAGAAGATAATATTGAATGGAAAAGTAAATTTATCTATCCTCCAAGATTAGATATAAATTCTCATCAATATGATGAATGGATTGCTAAGACAATGTCAGAATTAAATGAAAAATATCCAGATCTTATTAAAGATTATTCATTCAATAAAGTTATTTATTGGAAATTAGAACAATCACATAACCAACCAATAGAAAGAGATAAAAAATTATTTGCATCTATTTTACCAATTTTAAAACAAACTTGGGAAAAAGTTAAATATTATCGTGAACATTTAGATGAATTACCAAAATTAAAACAAATTGTTGAAAAAAGAAAAAAATATATTAGAACAGATACCGAATTTAAAATTGATAATGATTTAATTAAAAATAATGTATTATTTTTAGATGATTTTAAACAAACAAAAACTAAAAAAGAAGTTGTTTCTAAAAATGTAAAAAAAGAAGTAGAATGTGATTTTATTGATGATGAAAGTCAAAAAATAAAAAAAAAATTAAATAAATCAAAAACATCAAATAAGAAAGAAGAATCTGATAAAGAAGATGATGGTGAATATAAAAAGTTACCTAAAATTAATTTTTTAAATAAAACATCATTTAAAAAAGATGATAGTGAATGTGATTTTATAGATTAATATTATGTAATTTACAACTATTTCGTCCACAAATTTGTCCTTTTCTTAATCCAGATTTAAGAATAGATTGACATAAATATTCATTTTCTTTATTTTTTTTATTTTCTTTATGATAACAACAATTAGTTCTACCACAATATTCTCCTTTACGATTACCTGTTGTAAGTAATATTGTACAATCTTGTTGAATAATTTTATTTGATTTAATTGATGCTATTCTTTGACAATAAGGACATTTTATTTTATTAGTTGTTTTATTTAAACAGTTACTATGATAATAATGATTACAAGATAAAATTAATTCGTCATTTTCAATTGGTAAATGACAAATTAAACACTTTTCTTTTGAAGATTGATCCATTTTTTCAATTATTTTATATAAAGAATCAAAATCAAGATTCATATATTATAAATATATAAAAATTGATATTTAAATAGATTCTTTATTTATGATAATAATTATAAATTATTTCAAGAATTATGATGAAAAATGCCAATTATGATGAAGAAAGCGATAATAATTATGAAGAAGAAAGTAATAAAGAAAGCGATAATAATTATGAAGAAGAAAGTAATAAAGAAAGTTATGATGAATATGATAAAGAAAGTTATGAAGAAAGTTATGAAGAAAGTGATGAAAAAAGTGAAGATGAAAAAAGTGAAGATGAAAAAAGTGAAGAAGAATATGAAGATGAATTAAACTATAAAAAACAAATTCTTAAATCTTTTTATAATTATTTAGAAGTTGTTATTAAATCAATAGATGATAAAAAACATAATAAAAAAATAATTAATAAATTATATTATATAATTGATAAATATTATAAAAATAATTATAATAAAGAAAGTCAAATAACTTTTAAAAAAAAAGAAAATAATATTTTTGAATCTTTTATTAATAAAACTATAGATATTAATAAAAGACTAATTAAAGCTGAAGATAATACTAATTCAATATTGATTCTTAATAATTTTATTACTAAAACATTGATTTATTAATAGTTATTAATATTTATTTATATTTATAATAATAAAAATATAAAATTGCTTAATTAGAATAAGCAGTGCCAGCCATACCAGACATAACTCTTAATACGTTGTAGTTAACAGTGTAAATATTTAAATTGTCATCACTGCTTCCAGTTACGGTGTCGTTATTTAACGAAATATTAAGAGTAGCATTGTCGATACGCGAGAAATTGCAAGTGCCACTGGGTTGGTGGTCTTCAGGTTTGAGGGCAAAACTGTAGACATTGATACCATCAGCAGGGGTGTTGCTGAAGTGTTGGTAAGGTTGGACATAATTAAAGTAGTTGCCATCTCTGGTTTGGAATCTATCATGACCGTTAAGTTGTAATTTGCCACTGGTAATGGGGTTAACAGTGCAATCAACCCATCTTCCGTAGTTAAAGTGATCGGTAACATATACACCATGAAGAGCTAAGAAATTAGCATGAGCACCCCATGTATCTAATTGGGTAATAGTATTAGTCATATCTTTGGCGGTTATTTCATTTTTCAATAAAACTACGTTACCTGGAATAGCCGATACAGTACCCGAAGAAGCATCAGCAAAAACTAATTGAGCATCAATTTTGGCTAATAAATTAGTAAGGGGGGATTCGAGCCCAGATACTACATCTGGAATTTGTACTTCACCATCAGTGGTTACTAAGGTAACCAATGTTCCAGCACTATTTAAAGTTCTGGTAGATAACCAAAGTAATTTAGCAAATGTTTCACGTGCAGTTTCCCAATCACCGTTGTCAGCATATGTTAACCATTGAGTAGGAGAATCGTAAACTTCTAAGTGGGAAGCCCATACTAAATATTTGCTAGGATGGTTAAAGTTAAGTCTGTATTTATTGTTAGAATTGTTAGTTAAGGATTCAGAGCCAGTGAATTGTAATTGTTCAATAAGATATTCGTGGCTGGCTTGAGCGAATCTTTTTCTTTCTTCGGAATCTAAGAAAACATAATCAATTAATAAATAAGAATCAGCCATAGTAGGCATAGTAGGTTTAGTGGCTCCTTGGTAGTTAACACATTCTAAGGCATTGCGGTATTTAATGGTTACACGTACATCGTGGTATTGAAGAGCAATTAAAGGTAATGCAAGACCATTGTGTCTGTTAAACCAGTAAGCTAAAGGTACATATAAAGTAGTAGGAGAACGGGCATCCTTGTGTAAAACTCTGTGAGCATCGTCATCGCCAATCATAGCGGCATGACCACGTTCTTGACCGACTTTATGGGAAAGTTCGTACCAGATGTTTAACCAGTCACCATATTGTTCATCAATTTTGGAGCCACCAATTTCAATTTTGGTGGATTCAATTAAGGCATAGCCTAAACGTCTAACATAACCCCATTCTACATTGCCGGCAACAACTTCACTTAATTGAACGACAGCATACATATTAGTGATTAAATCACCGTTTCTGTTTAAATTGCAAGTAACAGTGCGACCGAAATCAGCGGCACCGTTGAAAACTTGTTGAATAGGTTCTACAGAGAAATTAGTGTGTCTTCTGTAAACAACTTTGAAAAAAGTAATTTGAGGATTACCTGTTAAATAAACATCTTGCGCGCCGTAAGCGACGAGTTGCATTAAACCTCCACCCATGGATATATACTTTACATAAGAAAAAATTTTTAAATTTAAATTAAATACTTTTTAGTGAGTTTAATATATTTTTTATATTTTTTATATTTTTTATATTTTTATATTTTTTATATTTTTTATATTTTTTATATTTTTTATATTTTTTTATAATTTTTTATAATTTTTTAATATTTTTGTATATTTTTAAACATTTTTAAACATTTTTAAAGATTTTTTAAATATTAAATGATATAAAGTAAATTTAATATTTATTATAATAATGTCTGGTTCCAGTCAAAAAAATAAAAATACAGATATTAAAAAAATATCTACACTAGAAAATAAACATCGACAAAAAATTAAAGAATTTGCAATTGAAAAAGAAAGTTTGTCTTTATTAGAAAATAAATTAAATGAAATTAATAATGAAATAAATGAAATAGATAAAAATCCTGAAAAATTTACTAATAATGAGCAACAAAAAAAATCTACTTTATTAGATTTAAAAGATGATATTGAAAGAAAACTATATTTATTAAAAAATAATATAACGGAAATGGATTATTATGATAAAACCGGTGATATTTTAATAAATTATTATAATATTAAAAATGTAGAAGATGATTCATCAGATTCAAAAAATATTTTAACTTTTTTATGTAAAAAAAAACAAGTTGATGATAAATCAAAAAATAAAATAAATAAAACAGAATTATTTGAAAAATACTGTCAAATTACAGAAGGTATTCGTGTTAACGTTGATGATGGTTCTAAAAGAATTAAATATTGTTTAGAATGTAGAATAGAAAAAATATTAAATCTAGTTGAATCATCTTATATTTGTCCCTTGTGTGGTGATATGGAAGTAATTATTATAGATGAAGATGTTCAAATTAAAGACTATTCACCATATAAAAGATTAAATAGATTTAGAGAATGGCTTAATGCTTTTCAAGCGAAACAATCACCAGAAATAGATAATTCTATTTATAATGAAATAATTAACGAATTAAATAGAAGACGTGTTACTGATTTATCTGTATTAAATAGAGAAAAAATGAGGAGTATATTAAAGAAGCTTAAATTTAATTATTTATATGAACATACACATTATATAATTAATAAATTAACTGGATTACCTCCGCCAAAAATTACACGTGATATGGAAAAAATGTTTATTAGAATGTTTTTAATGATTCAAGAACCTTGGTTAAAATATAAACTAGTAGATAGAAAAAACTTTTTATCATATGGTTATGTATTACATAAATTCTGTGAATTATTAGAATTAGATCATTTATTAGATTGTTTTCCTTTACATAAACAATTAGATATTTTAATGGAAAATGATTCTATTTGGAAAAAAATATGTACATATTTAAATTGGGATTTTATTTCATCATTCAAATAAAAACTATATATATATAATGAACCATGTTCTTCATAATATATCTATAATATTGATATTAATTGGTATTATTTTATTAACACATAATTTAACAAAAAGTTATAATAAATGTCCAATAATTAATCAACAAAAACAAGAATTAAATCAAAATACGATAAATCAAGATAGACCATCTAAAATTTTTAATAAAATGTTTAATTTACCAGATATATGGATGGGATATGCTGATTTTGATACTAAAGAGTTTAATCAAAAATAATTTAATTAAAATATTTTAAAGAATAATTAAATAATAAATTAATGTCAGAAGTTGATTATTTAATTAAAGATTCTATTATTCCAGAAAATCAAAAATATTGTGTAATGTCTTTATTTATGAATGAAGATAAGAAAAAAATAAAATATATTCGAGTTAGTGGTGGATTTAAAACTATTGAAGAAGCACAAGAACAAACACAAATATTAAAAGAACCAGGACATTATAATTTTGTAGCTGAAATGGGTTCTTGGAATGCATTTGATCCTTTATCAAATAATGGAAATTTAAATGATCAATTAAATAATATGATGAAATTATATTTAATGAATATGCATAAAAAAAATTATGAATACGAACAAAGAAAATATGAAATGATTATTAAAAATATGTTAGATAATATTAAAGTAAAAGAAGAAGAATTAAATGAATATATATCTAATAAAGATGAAAATATGATATTAAAAATTACAGAACAAATTAAACAATTAGAAGAGAAAATTAAAGAGTATAATGAAAATTTAAAATCTATTAATATAAAATTAAATAATATTGTTGTAGATTCTAAATATACATCAGTTGAAGTAATAGATAATTTTAATCAAAATGTTTCAATTAAATATGAAGGAGTAGTTAAAAGAACAGAAGAAAAAATATCTGGCCAAAACTGGTATTGTGTATCTTTTTTAACCGAACAAAATAAATCTTTAGTAGGTATTAAAATAAGTGGTTGCTTTGATACAGAAGAGCAAGCAGAATCACAATCTTTGTCTTTACGTGATATAAATGATAGTTTTAATGTTCATGTCGGTGAATTATACAAATGGCAACCATTTAATCCAGACCCAGATAGTGTTGAAGCTGGTGAGTCAGAATATGCAAATCCTCAATTAAATGATACTATGAAAAAGAAAAAAGAGAATGAACAAAAAGCAAAACTATATAATGAATATAGAAAGAATGAAGAAATTAAAAAAGATATTGAAAATTTACTTAATAATAGAAAGAAAGAACTAAATGAAGACACACAACCAAGTTCTAATATTATTGATGTAGATGAACAAATTAAGAATTTAGAAGATAAACTAAAAGAATATAATCTAAAAACAGAAGAATATATACAACAACTCGGAAAACCATTACAAATTGTATAGTAAAATATTAATTTTTATAATGTATAAAATAAATAATAAAATATTAATTTTTATAATGTATAAAATAAATCAATTTTTAAATAAAAATTGATTTATTTTTTTGGTTAACACAACTGTTTGTTCATCAAATAGTAATGCCAGTTTTTCTCTCTGGTGGTACTTCTCTTTTTTCTTGAGGAGTTCCCCATATGACTTTAACTACCCTGAAGGGTGGCTGCCGCAATAAAATCAATAATAGATTTCCCACTATGGCTGCGCTCCCTCTACCCACTACCATGTCTTCCGTACACTTACATGGTCTAGCAGCATTCGATGGAACAAACGGATTTCCTTATCTACATTATCGACGGCGAGTTTTGCATCTTTATAGATATTATAAGTGGTCACATGATCTTTATAGGCTAAGATGTCTGCTGCTGGGTTCAGGCGGCGATTGGTTCTCCAGTAATTTCCGAGTGCATTGTTCGCTGCTTGCTTAGTAATAAATAATTGCTCGGATAGTGCATAACGCTTTGTCTTGAGATCCGAAAGGATGTTTTTTGACCGCAACTTTGTGATGCCATTAATAGATATCCAGGTTTCGTCTGAATCGGCAACGGCTTTCAAGTCCTTAGACACCTGTGCAAACATACAAAGCGTCTGGGGGTTCTGATAATGACATTGACAAATCAGACAAAGGAAAACATAGGAGAGCTCTTTATCCTTGAGGACATTGCACGGGGTGGGTATGGCGGACACAACTGTGTTGTTAGTCATCATTTTATCAGATGCTTGAACTGCGGATTGAGAGCACCTAAGCAACTTGTGTAAAAATATCAGTTTCTTACTTTTGGAACTAATAAATACTTTAATTTTCAATTTTTTATATTCATAATATTTAGTTTATATAGAATAAAAATAAAGTTAATTTAATTTTTTCAATAAAGATTAAATATGTTAATTTTTAATTTTTTCAATAAAGATTAAATATGTTAATGTTTAATTTTTTCAATAAAGATTAAATATGTTAATGTTTAATTTTTTCAATAAAGATTAAATATGTTAATTTTTAATTTTTTCAATAAAGATTAAATATGTTAATTTTTAATTTTTTCAATAAAGATTAAATATGTTAATTTTTAATTTTTTCAACAATTAATTTTATACTATTACGTTTCTTTGATATTGCTTCTGCTGGGTCAAAAAGTGGTAATCTACGATTCCATTCTTTATCATAATGTTCTTTATGATATCTTATATATTTATTAGTTCCAATAGTAAATTCAGGAACTTCTTTTGCACGATACCAATAAACTTTATCAGCTATATTTTTAGAATGTACACGATTGTCGATAACCATAACACCAAAGTTATCAGTAATTTCTGTAAATACTTGTTCAAATATTTGTAAATTAGGAAACATACCAGCATAATGTTCATATAATCTTTTTCTATTACTTGGAAAATCTTCTGCTAATAAAAAAATATAATCAAAATTACTTCTTAATTCAGGCGGAATACCTAATGAAAATTGCATTGTTAAAATAAAAGACATATGATGATGTCTACCATTAAAAAATAATTCAAGAATTTGTGGATCTTTTAACCAATCACCTTTACTTGACATACAATCATCCATAATTAACATAATTTCATCTTCTTTCATTTTTTTCCCTTCTTTTTTTCTTTTTTCATTATCTTGATTTAATTTAGATTGCCTTTCGTAAATTCTTGATAAAATTTCGGTATCAAATTGATCGTAAATATATGTATCCGGACAAAATTCTCCATAAAATTTATTTAATTTTTCAGTTCTTGAAATAACAACAGTAGGGATTTTTCTTTTATGATACATAATTTCTCTAGTTAAATATGATTTACCAGATGCTCTTTTTGCAACCATAGCAATTGTACAATAACGAGCCATTTTTTCAATTGGGAATCTTTTTAATTGTAATCTAGATGCACCAAACCCTATAGTTTTTATATTACTCATTAATATATAACAGAAAAAATTAATTTATGTTATTCACTTATATATTAAATATTTTTTTTTAATTTTTAATATTACCATTCAGGTAATCCAGTATAAATATCTAAATTAGAATAATTAGTTGTGATTTCTATAGATCTTTCCATATTACCGTTTTCCATAGAAGAAATGGTGTATAGTGAATTATTATTCCATAAAAGAACTAACCCAACAATTGTAGAAACTAATAAAGGTAATTTAATTTTATCATAATTATTTGTTTTTTCTTTACATCTTTTTTTATCATCTACCATTTGAAACCAATAGATAATACTAAAAATTATTATAATAATTAAAAAATATTTTATCTTAAGTGGAATTGTTACCATTAATATATATTAGAAAAATAATTATGATAAAATTAAATTATTATTTTATCTATTCTTTTTAAAAAAATCTTCTAAATCTATTTTGAATAAATTAATTTTTATATAAAAATTGATTTATTTTTATGAGCAAGTTACATATTAAAATGACTTGACATGACCTTTGACATAGTCAGAAAAGATAATATTGCCAAGTTTGAATGTTTTACCATAGTGACCATCGCGGGTAGTTGCTTTTTCGAACTCACTAAATGGAATGGTAAAAATGACTTTGAAAGCATCAATATTAATATTTTTTTCAATGTTTACAATCTTAGAACCATCTATGTTTGAGTTCAATATCTCGGTTATTAGTTTTTCAATATTCCTTCCTGTATGACCAGTTCTATGAATATAAATTCTAATAAACTCGATGTCTATCTTAGTGAACCGCAATGGTAGTGGTTTTGATGATTTTACGAGTATCCTATTACTCTTATCTTGATCAGTTGTAGTGATAGGCGGCCTGTAGATGAGCGCTACTTTACTATATGAGGAGTAAGTAACTTGACAAGAGTCGTCGTTTTCATCAACTTTTGTACTCCAGCTATTTTTTACGACGCTTTTGCCATTGCTTTGGCTAACGCTCGTATTAACGCTCATATATGCGATATTACCAGTATCTTCGCTATCTTGGTCGTCTTCGCTATCTCGGTCACCCCACTTTTTTTTTACGACGCTATTGCTACTGCTTTGACTAACGCTCGTATTAACGCTCATATATGCGATATTACCAGTATCTTCGCTATCTTGGTCGTCTTCGCTATCTCGGTCACCCCACTTTTTTTTTACGATGCTTTTTCCAAAGTTTTTGCTAACTTTGGTATCATCGCCCTTGTCGTCGCTTTTGTTAGCGCTCTTGTCGTCGCTTTTGTCGGCGCTCTTGTCGACGCTCTTGTCGGCGCTCTTGTCGTCGCTTTTGTCGTCGCTCTTATCGGCGCTTTTGTCGTCGCTCTTATCGGCGCTTTTGTCGTCGCTCTTGTCGGCGCTTTTGTCGTCGCTTTTATCGTCGCTCTTGTCGTCGCTCTTATCGTCACTCTTATCGTCGCTCAACTTTGCAATAGCTTTTACTACTTCATTGAACGAAGCTTCCTTATTGTCTTCCATTAAGAAGTTTAGTGTCTTGATAAGCATAGATATCACTTCTTTTTTGGTTGATGACATTTTTTGCTTGTTTTCAATGTGGATATAACATAAATATGTAAAACAATTAAATACTTAAATTTTCAATTTTTTTTAACATAATTTTTGAAGAAGAATTTAAAACTATTCTTTTAATTAAAAATATATACGAAGATGGTTATTATTCTTAGCTCATGTTAATCATATTAAAAGATTAAATGAATAAAATTTTATTATAAATATTAATATAAATATTTTCTAATTTTAAATAATATGAATGATTTAAAGTTAGAAAGAATAATAAAATATATAATTATGGGTTTAGTTGTTGTAATTGCAACTAGATATATACCAGATATATTAATACCAACTAAAGAATTAATTATGATTGGTGCAACTTCATCAATTACTTTTGCAATTTTAGATATGATTTCACCTTCCGTAAAAGTTAATCATAATAATTAAATATTTAAATAATTATTAAAAAATTTTCTTTTATTTAATGTAGAATCTTTAATTGAATTCCCACCTGTTTGATTTTTAGATGGTTGTGGTGCCATACTATTAGCAAAAATTTCTTGATATTCCTTATCATTAGTTTCTGGACGATATGATAGAGATGTTTCTAAATCAGATGCACCTAAATCATTTTCTAATACGTTTTTTATTTTTTCATCTATAGTACCACCTGTCATTTTTAAATTATTTGTTTGTGATGATTTAGAATCACTTGTGTTAGATAAAGTTTGTATTTGTTTATTAGAAGATGTATTTGTATAATTTTCAGAATTTATAACAGATGTTAATTTTTTAGAACTACTATTTTCATTATTAATTATATCCAATATTTTACTATTTAAATCTTGTTTTTGTGGTTCGTTACCTCCTTGTTGTTTAATTGATGTTATTGATGTTTCATAATCTAAATTAGGTTTTAGTAAATCATCTTTTAAATCAGGTACTAAATTACCAGGTAAATCATCTTTCAAATCATCTTTCAAATCATCTTTCAAATCATTATTAATTAATTTTTGAATATTTCTTTCTCCTATTTCTGATATATTTCTATCAAAATCAGGTACATCATTTTCTTCTAATTCGTCATCAAGATATATTTCTAAAAGTTCTTTTAATGGTAATAATCTACGTATTGCCTCTTTTATAGCATCTTTCACTAGAATTATAGTATCTCTTTGATTTCTTTTTAATTCAATAGGAGAATATTGATGATACATTAAATAAGGATTATTCCATAATTCTCGTGCACATTCAATATAAATTTTATGAATAAAGTCTTCTAAATTAATATTTTTATAATACGATGACTCAATTTTATTTTGTAATTTTAAATGAGGGTTATATGTAAGAATAATCATGTTTGATTTTATTGTAGCTTTTACTAAATTAGATAACCAGTCGCAACTTTTAGAATTTTTTAATATTCTTTCAGTTTCTTGATTAATCATTTCTGAAGTCCATTTTGGAATTTTTTTTAAAAAAGATTGGAATACTTTTAATATATTATCAGCACTGTTTGATACGTTTAATGCTTCTGTATAAATTGACACTAATCCTTCATAAACTAAAGGTGATAAAACATTTACTAAATTTATTGTGTATTCATTTTTTTTTTCTACAAAAAAATTTATCATATTAAAATATGTTAGATATTTTATTAAAATTAAACTTAATTTAATTTTTAATTATCCTTTTCATCAATTGCATTATTACCTCTAGAACCTAAAAATTCATAATCATTTTTAGTTACACAAACACATCCACCACTACCACTACCATTACTACCACTACGCCCAATATTAGAACCTAAATTACAACTAAAATTATTTGGTATATAATTTTTAAGTTCATCGGGTGATATATCAGTAGATTGTAATTCTTTTGGTAAAGGCCATCCTGAATTAATACAACAAGATCTTGAACATTTATTGGTATTAATTTTAATACCCATTATATTTTCTATTTTTTCAACTAATTCTTTTGATTCATCATTATAACATTTTTCAATATAGGGCATTATACAAATAAAAAATATAAAAATAAATACTATTAAACTAATTAAAAATAAGTTATTTTTACCACTACCTTTTTGTGTAAAACTATTTAAATTAAAAATCATATATTATATATTAGGAATTTTATATTTTAATTATTATTAGACAAATTTATATGATATTTTTTACTTAATATTTTTTTTTCTTTACTATTTAATGATAAAAAGTCTTGAGTTTTATCTATTTTAAGGCATAACTCAATTTCTTTTATAGATATATCTTTTTTATAATTTTTTAAAATATTAATTAATACTTCTTCTTTATCTTCTTTAAATAATTGATTAGCTAATTGATTAATATATATAATTTCATCTATTGATTTATTTGAAATAATTTTCATTAAATTATTAATATTTTTTTTATTAATATTTTTTAATGATGTTTTATTTAAATCCGAACTAAATCTCATTTTATTTACTGATAATTTATAATTATTATTAATTTTATTTATCCAAAAAGATGTGTTTAAACAAGTATAAAATCCGTGTATATTTTGTAAATACCAATTTTGGTCTGTATAAATACTTGTTTCAATATTATCACCCCGGGAAAGTGAATCAGATGTTTTTACTAAAGAATAAATTACTTTATCCCAAGATTCATTAGATTTTGATAATATCTTTTTTAAATAATGTTCATGTATCATTAATGGTAATAATACTTTTTCTGATTCATATAATTTAATTACTGTTTCATAATCATTATAATTGTTTAATAATATTTCAGTTGCTTCATAAAGCCCAATATCAATATTTTTTTGTCTTGATTTTTCAAAAAATGAATCTAATATTTCAATATTATCTATTTTTTTATAATGAAAAGATATTTCTTGTAAAATATTAATTAAACGTTTAATATCAAATTGTGAAAAATTTATAATTCTTTCATATAATATATCATCATCTATTATTATTAAATTTTCATTTTTACATATTATTTTAATTAGATTTTTTATTTCAAAAGTAGATGGTGAAAAAAATCTAATTTCATCACAATTCTTTTTTAAATCATTTAATAATTTTGAATGTTGATTATTTGAAATAAAAATTAATGGGAATGAATTAGTTTTATTATTTTCTTTAAAAATATCCATAATATACTTTTTTTCGGATGTTAAAGAAATATTTTCTGTTTCATCAAATATTAAAGCGATTTTATTATTTTTATCTTTATAAAAATTTAATTTTGATAAAATAGAATTATTTTGATTGTAATATTCATCAAAATCATCTAAATTACGAAATTCCTTTATCTCATTTGGATTTATAATTCTTACTAAATATCCAGCTTTTTCTAAAATTAAACGAATAGCCAATGTTTTACCAATTCCATGATTACCAGAAATAATAATTGCATTATTTTTTGGTTTTGATTTTATATTATCTAACCAATCCTTAAATTTATTTATTTGATTTTTATGACCAATTATTTCACTTAATTCTTTCGGTCTATATTTATTTATCCATAATGATTCCATTAATAACTAAAAATTTTATTGTCTAAATAATTTTTATATTAAAATAATTATTTTTTATCTTTAATTATTTTATTATATTTTTTAGTCTTTTTCCTTATATCTTCCTGTTATTTCTGTCTTAATTAAATTATATTTTGCATCATAATCTCTTGAAATCATGACAACGAATTTAGGCTCAATATCCGTTGGTAATATTGTATTGCTAAGTATATAATTCTCATCATCAACAAGAAATCCAATGGGGCCATCTATTGGATTTCTAATAGGAAAAAACTCAATTGCAACTTGATATTTATCTGCGATTATTCGTGCATATCTTTCTATTTTTTCATTGATATTTTCATTTCCTACAAACATATCATGATTATCTACACTTTTTAGCAACTTAAAATATGTTATGTTATAATCTAAATAATTATTTAAAAATAATAAGATTGCTTTAAAAAAAGAGTGTATTGAATCATTATATAGAATTAACTGCTTATTAACTAATTTATATTCATCGTTATCTTTTAAAATCACAACATCATAATTATGTTCACTTGCTGTTATTTTTTTCCAGTTTTCTTTTTCATCACCCGTTTTAGTGCTTATATCTATTTCAGACAAATTAATATCTACGTTTTCGGGTAAAAAAATTTGGAGTTTATAATGCTCTGCAATTTTTTTAGCAACATTATCTACATCTATTTGGTCTAAATTTTTATTGGTAAGATTTGTTTCTTGTATACCTGTAATTTCTAACAAGTGAAAATATTTTACCGTCTTTTCCGATATAGTATTTAAAAATAATAACATTGCTTTAAAAAAAGAGTGTAATAAATCATTAGGTAGGTTTAATGAATCTGTATCATAACCACCAACTTGATTTTTTAATTCTAAATATTTATTTTTATACTTTAAATATTTATCTGTATGAGACATATATATATTAAAAATA